CATTTTACATATCTCTCTTCTTCTTTTGTTATCATCATCAAGATATTTTAGAGCAACTAATCCCATTGATGCCATTATTGAGTTACCATGTGCTTTAAATCCTAAATCTACTACATCATAGTCCCATTTATAGCTTCCTTTAGAATTAGTTCTATTATATGTATCTTTATCAATTCCTAACCAAGATAATTTTCGAGCTAAGATATCATAATCTTTATTACGAAAACAAATCATGCCTCCGTCAGCTGTAGGCATATTTTTTACAGACTGAAAACTAAATATAGTAACATCTGCATCCCAACCAACTTGTGCGTAGGCCTGTGCTACGCCCATATATGTTTTAGGTACTTTGGTGCCAGCCATATGTGCCGCGTCTAGAATAAGATTAAGATTATACTTATCACATAATTTTCTTATTTCATTGTATTGTCCTATGTTTCCTCCCATGCCTACAAACATGACAGCTCTAGTTCTTTTAGTAATTTTAGATTCGATACTTTTAACGTCTAAACATAACTCTTCATCAACATCCGCAAATACAGGTTTTAGATTATTATAAAGAATAGCATGATTTGAAGATACAAAGGTAAGAGGGGTAGTAATTATTTCATCATTATCTTTCCATTTGTTAACATCCTTTAAAACCTTTAGTGCTATTTGTAAGCCCACCGTATTAGATGCTAAGAAATGGGCATGATCAAAGTTTGTATATAATTTCCAAGCCTCTTCTAATTTTTCAGTTTTAAAACCTAAACCAGTCCAGCCTATTTCTAAACATTCTTCTATTTCCTTTAGAACTTCCTTAATTCTATACTTTGGTTTAAATACTTGTATTGCCATTAGTCTTCTTCTTTAAATATTTCAATGCATAAAACATTCTTATCATTAACCATAAGAATAGTTCCATTTTTACATAGCATTTTAGTAAATTGTCCTTGCTTAATTGTTTCTGTTAAGACACCATGAAAAGTTCTTTTTTCTCCTCCCACGAAATGTATAATTTGTGTTACGTACTTACCATAATCTGATAATGACGATTTTAAGTTTAATTCAGTCATAGTTATTTATTATATAAATTTTTACAATATTGTTTATCATTCTCTAGCATCATCTTATATTTACTTCTTAAGTGATCGGTTAGCTGATGATCTCCTACCCCTACTACAAGTGGGTATTCATCTTTTACTATGCCAGGATGACCATACTTTATAAACATACGATACCATAATTCACAGTCAATCATATAACTTACGTTAACATCTATCAATTCCCCTTTAGGAATTAACCCAACACTTGGACAACCAATAGAATTTCTCCCATTTAATAAATGTTTTCCATCAACTCCTAATGAAGGTGTCATCTTCCGATAAAATTCACCTGTATTATAATTAAGATGTTTAAAATTAGACAAAACCCATTTACTTCCATTCTTAATTAAATCTACAATGTTTTGAAAAAAATTATTAGATTCAATATAATCATCTTGATTCATAATTTTAATATAATCGCCTGTAGAATTTTTGATTGCATTATTTGTATTATATGCAGGTTTTCCAATGTACTCTGAATATCTTAAATATTTTATCTTAGAATTATTTAATGATAAAACATATTTTTCTACCTCATCATTTAGGGAATGGTCTGAAATAATTATTTCAAAATTATCATATGTTTGTTTTAATATTCCTTCTATATTTTTTTGTAAGAAAAATACACCCTTTCCATTAGCTTCATATGTTGGAATACATACAGATATTTTTATACTTTTATCCATTCTTTAGGTATTATATCTTTTGTATTTAATTTTTTATTAGGACCAAACCAAATTTTAGGAGCAATTACTTTTTTATTAGGATTTTGATTCAGCCAAGCCCCCCACCAACTAAAACTTGAATTAGCAATTATGTTATGTTCACATAAAGACATTAACCATAAATCTATATAATCTTCTTCACCTTCAATAAAAATAAATTTACTTCCTATAAAATTTTCTTTACACCATTTTATATCATCACTAAACACTAAAATATTTTTACACTCTAAGAATTTAGTTAAAGATGTATCATAATACTTTATATCTTGTACTGGGTGTCGATCTTGTCTTGCCAAATAGTTTCCTCTACGTACATGAACTGAAACTGAATTTGGTAAAATGTTACTATATTTAGAGTTTATATAATTAAAACTATCTTCATCTATTGAATATAAATTTAATATTTTTTCTCTGTCTAAATATTTTTCACTTTGAAAATAACCATTAAATAATATACCATCATTTGTAGGTAAAGGTTGGTATGTAAAGGAAGGTTCATCATATCGATATTGTAATTCTTTAATATTTGTATTTATCTTTCTAAATATATTAGGAAGATATTTTTTAACATTGCTATGTACTTGGGTGGCATTTTGAATATCAAACCCTACATTGTCTGATAGTGAATACATTGCAGCTATCTGAAATAAGTAGTTACCTAAACCTCCTTGTAATTTACAACTAATCATTTGTGTTATCTAATATTGAATTCCATGATTGTGCTAAATTATAATAAATAGTTTTACGTTCTATATCACTATAATTATAAGCTTGATCTGTTAAACAAGGATAACAACCATATATGTTATATTTAGGGTCATGATGGATTTCTGAAAGGTAATAAAAGTCTATGTTAACACGATTAGGACCTGACCATATAGTGTTATCTGAAAAATTGGTATTATCATATTTATTTAATATAGTATCATATAAATTGCTATATATTATATATGAATGTGTTGTTTTTGCTCCCCCAATTTTAAATAAATTAGCATCAATTTTTCTATTAACTTCTTGATATTCAGTAACTAAATTTCCTCCTAGATATAACATATGAGGGTCTAAATTATTAGATTCAATTTGATGTAAGGATGCCAATAAATTATCTTTAAATGTAGTAGGATTTGTTATAGTAAAATCATCCTCAAAAATTAATATGTTTTTATAATTATTCTTTTTAGCATGTTTTATTATATTATAATGGGATAAAGCACACCCACGTGCCCCAATTTCATCTTTAATAGCAGGAACCCTATAATAGGGTGATAGATTAACACTGTTTAAATTAGCTTCACATTGTTTTTTTCTATCAATACGCTCATCCAAATTTAAATATACAATACAATCAATATATTTGCTTAACCAACTCATATTTCTTCGTAAAGTTTGTTTTGTTTTTCTTGCCGTTCAATTGTTTTTGGGTGTTGTAAAGCCAATTCAGGAGTCTGAGGAAGTGGAGCATAAGTTTTAAATCCATCTAATTTTTCATGTACCTTATTTACCCATTTTATTTCAGGTTTATTTTTCCAAATGCGCCATTGGTAATCAGGCCAATTTACTCTATCCTGCTTATCCACATTCCATCTCCATTTTGTAATATGTTCTTGAGTTAAACCAGATACTGTATTTACTCTAGGAACTAAATAAACTTCATTATCAGGATTACTTTCTAATATGGATGGTAAGTTACCTATTAAAACTTCTGTAATCATTTCATCTGCATCTATTTGAAATATATAATCCCCACTACACATTTCAGTTAGTTTATTTTTCATATCAGCAAAATGACCATCAAAGGCGTATTTATCCCAAGTAAACCAATTAAAATTATCTTTGGCATAATGGTTTAAAAAAGTTTCAACTTCACTAGTACCATTAGTAGAATCAAATAGTATTACTATTTCATCTTCTTGTCTTTTATTTTCTAGTAAAAACCCTATTAGTCTTTGGATTTCCTTTATTTCATTACAAACAGGAATTGCATAACTTATTTTCATATCTTAATTTGGTAATACCCCAATATACGAAAGAGCTTCCATAAAATCACGTTCCTCAAACTGTTTCATTGTGGTCATGTCCATTCTATGTTTATAGTACTGATCTTTTTTTCCTGGGATGGGATATTTTAGTTTTTCTTCTTCTGTTACTTCTATAGCTTTAACTGCTGCCCATTTCCAATTTTCAGTTGTGGACCCATTTGCAAATACCATTCCTTGAGTAGGTAAATTTACTGTTGAAGGAAACCACACTTGACCTGTTTTATCTTCATGTCTAAGATCTTTATATAGTTCTGGTAGCATTGATAATTGATCATCCATTATTTCTTCTCCCTCTCTCATTAAAGAATTAGATTGAAAACCACAACCATAACAAAAATAGTTATTTATGTCTTGGTTTACTTCAGTAACATAACATGCATCTGAACCACATCTGGGGCATATATCTAATTTATCTGAATTCATGATTCTACTTTTTTAAGTTTTGGTAATTCTAGTTTAGGAAGTTGTAAAGGAACTTGTTTAGGAGCTTTAATTACATTTTCTTCTAATATTTTACTAAATTTTTCTTTCATTTTAGTATATGTAAAATTTTCCTTAGTAAAATTACCTTGTTGTTTAGCTCTATGAATGTAATTTTTATAGTTTTTATGTACATCCTTTAAAATTTTTCCTAATTCCATATAATTAACATCAAACCATTTAGCCCCATCTACAAACCAATTATTTTTAACACTTGGGTGAATGTCTCCTAGAGTACCAGGTAAAAGTATGCTCATATCAGGTTTTAGAAAATCAACATGACCTGACCACCCTGATGCTATTATAGGTTTTTTAGTTGTTGTAAATTCAAGTAATGGTCTACCAAATCCTTCTCCTTTTGTAATATTAACCATACATTTTACTTTTGGATGGTTATATAATTCATTCATTTCTTCCTGAAGTAAATCTCCATGGATAATATAAACTTTAGGAAGTTTTCCTTTTACTGATTTTTTGATTTTATTTACTTTTTTAAGGAGCTCATTTTTATCCATATATGATATTACCCCACCAGATGTTTTTAATATTAAAGCAGGTTGTTTAGGTTTGTTTTTAAATGTTTCTAAAAATGCCTTTACAAGTAATCCTACATTTTTTCTATCATGTCCAAAATCTCCTTGCATCCAATGTCCTACAAATAAGAAACAAAAAGATTCTCTAATTTCAGGTAAATCTAGTATTTCATTAGTTTTTTTGTATACACTTTCATCATAACCTTCAAATAATACTTCTGTTTTAGTGTTCAGTGATATATCTTTTATTACCTGTTGAGTTTTATTATTCCTTTGTTGAAATTTACTTTCTTTTAAAACTTTGATAGTATGTTCTGAAGATCCAACAATTATATTCATTCTATTACAGCCTTCTATCCATTCTGGTTTACATAAAGTAGTTTCTATACCAGCAGTCATTCCTATATTATAATGTCCACTTGGTACAAATTCATTAGGAATTGTTATTTGCATCCAAATGTCTGGTTTTGGGTATTGTTGATTAGGTTGAGGGTAAAACATATGTTTATTTAAAAATTCCCATTCTTCATGATCTTCTATAAAACCCCAAGGTGTAGCACCCCATCTTTGTGGTAATATTTTTACATCATATCTATCCATTTCAATAATAGATTTTACTACGTCTCTTGATCTTGCTCCATAACCTGAATAGGTATCAATTGGGCAACTTATTGTAAAAATTGGCTTACTCATTTTAATATACTAGATTATGTGTTTGTATTTTTCTAATGTCCTCATCTGTATCTATTACTTCAAATGCTTCTCTTGGTTCCCAAGTATTAAATAATTCATCGGCAGCTTCTATAAACCTTTTGCCTTGTACCTCAGCTGTAAAACCTGCTTCTTCACTTAGGCACCATTCTCTGGCTTTAGCACCTAATTCTTTTCTTTTTTCTTTTCCTAAATCATATACTTCTCTTATTCTATCAGCTGCATCTTCAGGTTTACATCTATCATCCCAAATGTAAGGTGTAACAGGTGATCCTTGTATTGATCTGCAAGCTGGATAAACTGGAAAAGCCCATTTACCATGTTTTTTATATCTTCCAGTATGATTAGAAGGTAATTCAGGTGATGGGGTAAACCAATTTTTATTTTCATCCTCAAATCTCATTTGATCCTGCATTCCACCTGTACAATTTGCTATAATAGGGTTACCTGCTAACATTGCTTCTGTTAATGTTAATCCCCACCCTTCATTTGATGTTAAAAGAATTTGGCAATCTGAGATATTATATAACTTATTTAAATCCTCTGTCGACCATTTTTTAGTATCAAATACTATAGCATTGGGGTAATCCTTTTCAAATAATAATTCCCTTACTGCTTCTAAGTCAGTACCAGCTTCAAATGAAATTTCCGTGTGCATTAATAATCTACATTTATCCGCTTTTTCTTTAGGTAAACCATCTAAAAACATTTTAAATGCCCACATTGTATCCGGGATTTGTTTTCTTCTAATATTTCTAGAGTTAAAAAATAAAATAAAATCAACTTCATCTTTTCCAAATATATCTAGTTTCATTTTTTCCATTGCATCTACTTCTTCAGTAGTTTCTAAAGGACGATAGATATTATGATTTAGACCATGAGGTAAATATTTTATTATTTTATTTTTAGCCTTATCACCTAAAACAATTTTATTAATATTTACAGTTTGTTTAGAAATGCCCATTAATAAATCACATGATTCATAAAAAGCTTTATTATATAAAGGAGCTGGATAATCATCCCAAATATTAAGATACATGATAGGTATATTTTTTCTAATTTCTCCTTCGGCATTAAATAACCACATAAAATATCTTGGATCTGTAATAAGCATTAAAGCATCTGGTTTTTCTCTCCTAATAATTTCTCTTACTAATTCTATGTTACCATAACCATCTGTAGGATATAACATTACATAAGAATCTTCTAATTGAGTTTCTTGATTAACTGTTTGAGATAAATCTAAAACTTTTCCTTTATCAGGATGTTTTACAGATCCTGCAATTTGTACCCAGTTAAAATGCTGACAAGTATATATTACTATTTCTTTAGCTACTGTAGCTATTCCTGAATGTACTCTTATGTCATCACATATTAAGAGTATTTTCTTCCTTTTATCTTTAGGAAGATACTTAAAATCCTTATTCATTTATTTTATTTTTATAACTCGAGGTTATTGTGATTATTAATTGTTCTTCTAAAATCATCATCTGTAAGATACAAATGAATAGCGCGGTCGGCAAGTTTTTGGAAAGAAAATTTACGCTTTACACACTCTATTTTAAAATTTTCAAATAAATCACTTTTAACTTTTACACTGGTTAGTGTCATGTCTTTTTTTGTTGCCATAATCTTTAATTTATTAAAACTATTTATATCCATACATACGTATAGTATTAAAAATGTTCACCTAATCCACAAAGTTTTTTATCGTTTTTATAGGGACAAAACCCACAGTTCCATTTTGAAGGATTTGGTAACATTTCTTTAGTTGAGTATTCATTTTTTACAAAACATTCACTCATAAATTCTTGTATTGCTTTAGTTGCTCTATTTATTTTTATTTTACCCGAAGGAGGAGAATACATTTGAAATCGTTTCTGTGGGTAATCTCCATCCTCATATACTTTTCTTCTAGTAATAAAGAATTCAATATCAATATCTTTTACATCTACTCCAAATTGTTCTGCAAAGAATTTTTTATATAATATAAGCTGAAATTGTTTATCTTCATCATTTTTAACATAATTTAATTTCCAACCATTAGTGGATGTCTTAATATCTATTATCTTAAATTTATTTACCCTATCATTATACATTACAATATCTAAATAACCCATAAATAAAATATTAGGATTATACTTTATAGGAGGCATTAATATAGGAGTTTCTATCCCTACTAAATGCCAACCTCGTTTTGAAAAATATTTACCTCTATGTTTTTTTAGGTAATTTAAAATTTCAACTCCATCTTGATAAAATTCACTTAATTCACCTGGGTTGGAAAAATGTTGTTTATTATTTTTCTTATATTCTTCTTGATAATGAAACCTAAGTTGATCCTTAAGTATTTCTAATATGTCTTCTCTATCAGCAGCTGCAGCACTTGTTTCATACATTACTTTAATATAATGTTGAAATGCTTCATGTAATGCTTTTCCAAATACAGTATGAATACTAGGTGTATAGACTTTATGACCATCTCTATATTGTAATGCCCATTGTTTAGGACATTTCTTCCACATTGTATATTGTGAATATGAAATATTCTTTTGATAAGAATAGTCTAATTCTTTTATAGGAGCTAATTGTATCTCCTTTACTATAGTAGGGGTTTTAGGCATTTATTTTTTCCACTTGTCACGTCCTACCAATAAACCAATTATACCATAATTAGCTATGTCTATAAACGTGTCTTCCATTCCTTCACCTTTAACAAAATTTCTACCATTAGTAAGTAAATTTCTTAATCTTGAAATTTTATCTGTTAACCTAATAGCTAAACCTGTTAATGAAAATTTTTTATCGTTTTCTTTGGTTAAATCTCCTCCTAATGAAATATTTTGCAAACCATAATCCATATGCTTAGCTGCAAACATTCTATACATTTCATCTTGGATTATTTTAAATTCCTGAGATAATTCAGGATATTCATTTTCAAATTGAGTTACTATATAATCCGATTCTTCTAGCTCTTTTATTAATTCTTCTTTATTCATATTAAAAAGGTAAAGGTTGATCGCCCCAATATTTATTTAATGTTTCTAGTTTATCATCAGCATCTGTTAATAATTCTAGTGCCTCATTTGCATCTTTAAAAAAATCATTTGCTGTGTGGTCACCAATTCCTACTGCTTGGTTTTC